ACTACCTCTTCATAGATTGATGATGTAATGAGAGCATAGTAGTTATACTACTTGTCTAGGTTTGATTCCTAGTCAATCTTCCGAAATTGCTCATCATACAGAGCATAAATGTATGGCACTCGTTAGTCCTCTGAATGACTATAAACTCAGAGAGTGAGAAAGAGGTTATAAATGAACAAAACAAAATTAGAAGATATTTTAAAGGCAAGAGGTATAGAAGAAACTAATGACTTAGTAGATGAACTTACTAAAGAGATTTCTCTTCAAACAGTACCTAAAGACCAATTTAATAAAATGTCTGATAGAGTGAAAGCTCTAGAAAATGAAAAAAAAGATATTGAAACAAAGTTTAATGACTTTAAAGTTCAAAATATGACTGATGAAGAAAAGATAAAAGCAGAACTTAAAAAGTTAGAATCGGATAAAATGGCTGTTGCTAGACAACTTAGTGAAATAGCAGTAGAAAAGGTGTTAAGTAAAAATGGAATTGATTCTGATACCTATGGTGAAGAAGAATATAAAGAACTAGTTAATAACTTAATTTCTGATACTACTGATAATTCTATTAGTAAAGCTAATAATTTTGTTAGTATTCTAGCAAAGCAAAAAGAAAGAGTAGAAAAAGAAACCACATCTAATTTGCTAAAAAACACTCCAAATCCTCAAGTTGGAGATGGAGATAAGAAAGTTACTAAAGAAGAATTCGATAAAATGACTTATTCAGAGATGATGAAATTCATGGAAGAAGAGCCAGAATTATACAAAGAATATTCTAAGTAGTCCAAAGCAGTCTTTCTAAGGGAAAAGAAAGGACTGATTATAAATGTTTGATAGCAAAATATTTAATGGTGAAGTATTTGGTAAATATGTTGAAAGAGTACCTGATTTAAAAAGAAATGAACTATTAAGAGCTGGCGTTTTAAGAAACAGAAGCGACTTAGTAAGAATGTTAGATGAGCAAACAGGTGGTAATATCATAACAATTCCTATGAAAGGACTATTAGATGGTGAAGTACTAAACTATGATGGTTCTACTGATATCACTGCAACTTCTACTGAAACATTTAGTCAAACTATGATTGTTATAGGTAGAGCAAAGGCATGGATTGAAAAGGATTTCTCTTATGAACTTACTGGTGTAGATTTCATGGATAATGTTGCTCAACAAGTATCAAAATACTATGAGAATGTTGACCAAGATACATTACTATCTATTTTAAAAGGTATCTTCTCTATGAATGATACTGGATTTGCAAAACACTCTTACGATATTTCAGAGGAAACTGTTCCTACATTTGCTCCTACAACTTTAAATACAGCATGTAATAAAGCACTAGGACAAGATAAAGGAAAGATAAGAGTATTATTTATGCACTCTGATGTTGCTACTAATCTTGAAAACTTACAATTACTAGAATACCTAAAATACACAGACAAAAATGGTATCACTAGAGATTTGGCTCTTGCTACTTTAAATGGAAGAATTGTTCTTATAGATGATTCAATGCCAGTAGAGGAAGTAGAAGAAAGTTCTGAAGGTGCTGGAGATGGATACAGTAAATATACAACTTATGCTCTAGGTGAAGGTGCATTTGATTATTGTAACTGTGGTGCAAAAGTTCCTTATGAAATGAGTAGAGATCCAAAGACAAATGGTGGACAAGATACTCTATATACAAGACAAAGAAAACTATTTGCTCCAAGAGGTATCTCATGGAAAGGTGCATCATCAATTATATCTCCTACAGCTAGTGAACTAGAAACTGGTACTAACTGGGAAATAGTAAGTAATGGTAAAACAGGTAATAACAAGAAATACTTCAATCATAAAGCAATTCCAATAGTAAGAATTATATCTAGAGGATAATTAGGAAGGAGGGTAACTAATGGCTAAACTAGACTATGAATATACCGATTTAGAAGAAGATTTATTAGACCAGCAATTAAAGGAAATGAGAATAGAAATTCTTAATGACATTAATGATAAAAGTCAAGATGAACTTTTCAAAATAAAGTTAAAACAGGCTAAGTATATAGCCTTAGATACTCTCTATCCATTAAATAAAGAAATAACTGAACTTCCACAAAGAATTATGGAAGATTGGCAGGTTAGATGTGCTATAGAATTGTATAACTTAATCGATCCTGATAGTAGATATTTATCTTATTCAGAAAATGGATTATCTTATACAAAAGCTACAGAATTAGTATCAAGAGATTTAATGAATGAATTAAATCCTCCAAAGGCAGATGTTCCAAGATGATGAGTTGGAAGAAGGGTATTTATATATCTAGTAAGATAGGTACTGACTATGATGATGAAGGAAATCAAATAGTAACATACGAAGAACCTAAAAGGTACTTTTTCAATGTTCAACCGATTAGTTCAGAAGTAGATTTATTAGAATTTGGTGAAAAATCTTCCATGATACAAAAGGCAGTAATACCTATAAAATATAAAAATTATTTCAAGGAAAATGATTTAGCTTACTTAGATGATATTTCTCCTTATGGAGAAGAAAACTTTGGAGATAATGCAAATTATAAACTTTATCCTCCAAGAAATCAAAATAAGGTAATAGTAATTTATTTTGAGAGACTAACTGGAAAGTAGGTGTACTATGTATAAGCTTAGAAATGGAAAGTTATCATTAACAGTATATACAAAAAAAGATATGGAATTATATATTAAATCTGGTTGGGTATTAGAAGGTAAAAAAGATGATAAAAAAAAGAAACTTCCAAAAGAGGTTTTAGATGAAGATAAATTTGTCAAAACAGAGTTTACAGAAAGCAATTAAAGAGTTAGAAGTTTTTGGAAAAAAACTTGAAAGTAGTATAAATCTTGATATAGAAAAAGCAACTGATGAACTTTATAACAAGGTAATAGAAAATTGTAAAAACAATAATATTACTCTTCATTATAACAACATTCATAAAGAATATGATAGAAGCCTTAATATTGGTAAAGTATGGACTGATGATATAGTTATTCAATTTAATGAATTTGGAACTGGTATTGAAGGTGTACAAGATAAATGGGCTAACTATTTTGAATATGTAGTTGATGAAAGTGGTAGAGGTGAATTAGGCTGGGGATTCTATAACAAAGAACATCGCTATGGTGGTATAACTCATGGTATTGAAACTAGGCACATGTTTTATGATGCTTTGGTAGAAATGCAAGAGGAACTACCTAATAATATATCAATTACGGTTGGTAGATTAATAGGAGATATGTATTAATGCTTGAAGGTATTCAAAAATTATATGATGACTTCTTTAAAGAAATAAAGTCTTATCTTTCTCTAAATTCTATATATTCTCCACATATCTTTAAAAACGAACCAGAGGAAAAATTATTTCCTGTTGTGATTATTAAAGAACTTCCTAGAACATTTAGATATACAACTTTAAAGCATACTGACATTATTTATTATTTCTCTTTAGAGATAAATATTTATGCTATGCAAAAAGGAAGTGTGTCTGCTATGACAATTGCAGATGAACTAACTAATTTAATAGAAAAATTTTTCTATGATAATTATAAAATGAGAACTAAAATATCTAAAAATATTCCAAATATAGATACATCTGTTATCAGAAATCTTATTCAAATTAAATGCAAAGTTGATACAAAATATAAGGATAAATTGGTACTTTGTCCTTAAAAAAAGACTAACTTTTGGTACAAGTTAGTCAAGTGCATATCAAATATATTTCAAAGGAGCATACATTGATAAGCACTTTCATTGTACCATAAATAATTTAAAAATACAATGAGAGGTGATTAAAAGTGAATATTACAGCACAAAGTGATGTTGGAATAATGCTTTATGTAAAAAATAGTTCAAGTAAGTTTGAGGAATTAATAGAAATTAAGAGTGTTCCTGCAACAGGACAAGCAGGTGGAACACTTGAAACAACTACATTAAAAAGTCCTAAAAAGACTTATATTCCAGATAGACCAGATACTGGTGATATGGACTATACTTATAACTATACTGAAGCTAATATAACAGCAGTAAAAGTATATTGCGATAATACAGAACATGAGTTCTTAGTTAAATATCAAGATGGCTCTGGATTTACTTATTCAGGACAAGCTCAAACATGGATTAATGAAGTATCAGTAGGCTCAGTAGTAGAGGCAACACTTCATACTACTCCAAGTTCAGCACCACTTGAAAAAACAGCATCAGAAATTACAGCATTACTTGCTTAATTATAAATGAAAGGTAGGAATTATAAATGAATAAATGTACAGTAACAATTGCAGATAAAGAATATGATTTATGTCTAACTAGAGAGGCAATTAAAGAAATAGAAGGTAAAGGATTTAATATTCAGACTTTTATCAATAAACCTGTTACTATGACTGAACTTTTATGGTATGCAGGATTTATACCAAATCATAGAGATGTGAATCAAAATCTTGCAACTAAATTACTAGACACTTACCAAAATGAGGGTGGAGATGTCAATGAAGTAGTTGAATTTCTTGCAGAAGAATATTCAAATTTTGTCAATGCCCCAGCCGATACAGCTACGAAGAAAGCCAAGATAGTCAAGGCATAGACAATGATAGTTCAATAGAAAAAAACAAATATAACAATTTAACTGATTATTTTAAGGACTTGTTACCTTATGCAATAGAATACGGTATGTCAGTAAAAGAGTTTTGGGAAGAAGCCCCAGAATTATTCTGGGCATATCGTTTTTCTTATATCAGAAGAAAAGAACAAGAAGAAGAATTAAAAAATACAAATATGTGGTTGCAAGGTATGTATATTTATGAAGCAGTATCGGTAGCTTTATCTAATGCTTTTAGTAAAAATAAATTATCATATCGTGATAGTCCATATAGTTTAAAATCTTCAAATAATGA